GCTCCGACTTCAACAGCGTTAAAGCGCTGGTGCAGGGCGAGCTCAACACCTACTTGGGCTTCACGTTCCATGTCTTGGGTGACCGCTCTGAAGGCGGCTTGGCTATTGATGCCTCACTTGATCGCACCTGCTTTGCCTTTCACAAGGATGCAGTTGGCTACGGTGAAGGCATTGCCATGAGAACTGAGATCAACTACATCGCTGAGAAGACTTCTTGGTTGGTGAACGAGGTCTTCAGTGCTGGCGCTGTTGCCATTGACGATGAAGGTATCGTCAAGATCACCTGCCGTGAAACTTAATCTAGGAGACTGACATGGCATTTTCAAGCACTGGTTTTGTAACCGTATGCGCTGCCAAATCTGGCAATGCACCATCAATGTATCTGTACAAAACAGCAGATACCCAAGCCACGGTTAACACTGTGAGCTACTTTGACAGCATTGCATCGCTGTTGAAAGTCGGTGACATTCTTTTTGTCTATGACTCCACTACCCCAAGCCTAGTGTTGACTTACGTCAACGCTGTGTCTTCAGCTGGTGTGGTTGACATTGCTGACGGCACAACCGTAAGCGCAACTGACACTGACTAATTGATGGTCAGTTAGCTAGGCCATCTTCTGGGGATCCTCGGAGGATGGCCTTTCTCACATTGAGAGGTTCAAATGGCTGCTGGCGACACTGGTGTATCGATATGTTCTGATGCCTTGCTCCTGATTGGTGCCAAGGCTATTTCGTCTTTTAACGACGGCACCGACGAGTCAAGCGTTTGCGACCGACTCTATCCCGATATTCGCGACTCCACCTTGGTCATGTACCCGTGGAGCTTTGGCATGAAGAAGGTGCAGCTGGCTCAGCTCATCACCACCCCAACAACTGTCTGGCGCTATGAGTATCAGCTGCCCGGCGATAAACTGGCCAACCCCCGTGCCGTGTACAACAGCGCCAACTCCGGCAGCCCAGTGCAAAAGGACTGGGAGATCCAAGGCGACAAGCTACTCACCAACCTGACCAGCGTCTTTATTGATTACCAGTTCAGCGTGCCAGAGTTTGCAATGCCCCAGTACTTTGTGCAGCTGCTCAAGTACATGGTGGCTTGGCACATTGCTGAAACCATTACCGAGCAGCAAGACAAATCTGCCAGATGGCAGCGTGTGGCCACAGGTGACCCATCTGAGAATGGCCGTGGTGGCTACATGCGCCAAGCCATGCAAATTGATGGCCAGAACAACCCGATGCGCATCATTGAAGACTACAGTTTGATTGCGGTGAGGAACTGATGCCACGCTTTGTAGAGTTCACCACCAACTTCGCCACAGGCGAGCTCGACCCATTGCTGCGTGCGCGGGTTGACTTGGCCGCATACGGCAACGCTTTGGCCAAGGCTACCAACGTACTGATCCAGCCGCAAGGTGGCCTGCGCCGTAGGCCCGGCAGTAAGCACATCTTTGCGCTGCCGCACACTGGCACCGAGTCAGCTGGCAACGGCGTGCGCTTGGTGTCATTCCAGTTTTCTGTGGATGACAGCTACATGTTGTGCTTTACCCACAACCGCATGCATGTCATCAAAAATGGCGTGGTACAGGCCAACATCAACGGCAGTGGCAACAGCTACTTGACCACCACCATTGGATCCAGCATTGTTGACGATATGTGCTGGACTCAGTCTGCCGACACATTGATCGTGGTGCATCCAGATCTGCAGCCGGTGCGCATTACCAGAACCAGCGACACCGCTTGGACTGCCACATCAATCACGTTTGATTCAATACCCAAGTATGCATACGACATTGACTTCCACACAAACAATGGATCAACGCTGACCCCGTCAGCCGTGTCTGGAAATGTCACGCTGACAGCCTCCACCACGCATCACGACTCTGGCACACTGCAGGCAGGCACCAGCACAACGGTGACGCTAAAAGTAACAGCAAGTGCGACCGATGACATCTACAACGGTATGTACGTCAACATCACAGGCGGCACAGGCTCTGGCCAAACTCGGCTCATTGAAGATTACAACGGCACTACCAAGGTGGCGACAGTCGGCGAGGCCTTCACCGTCACGCCAAACGGCACAAGCACCTACACCACAACCACGTTTTCAGCGCTGTCTGTCAACCAGTACATCAATGCGCAGCCGCAGGGTCGCGCAAGGATTGTGCGGTATGTATCAGCCACAGTGGTTGAGGCAGTGACAGAGTACCCATTCTTTAACACCACCGCCATTGATGGTGGCCGCTGGGAGCTTGAGCACGGCTATGTTGATGTGTGGAGCGCAGGCAAGGGCTGGCCACGCACTGTGACTTTTCACGAAGGCAGGCTCTACTTTGGTGGCAGCAAGTCGCGGCCATCCACGATCTGGGGGTCCAAGATTGGCCTGTTCTTTGACTTTGTGCCAAGCGAGTCGCTGGATGATGACGCGGTCGAGGCCACGCTGGACACCAACGATTTGAACGTGATCACTGACATCATCAGCTCGCGTGACTTTCAAGTGTTCACCTCTGGCGGTGAGTTCTATGTGCCGCAGCAGGGCACCGACCCAGTCACGCCGCTGACCTTTACATTCAAGAACGTGAGCCGCAACGGCATCAAGGCTGGCACTCGCGTGCAATCGGTTGAGTCTGGATCGATCTACATTCAGCGCCAAGGCAAGTCACTCAATGAGTTTGTGTTTAACGACACGCAGCTGACCTACATCACCCAGCGCATCTCGCTGCTGTCTGGCCACCTGCTCAAGGGGCCTCAGCGGGTTGCATTGCGTAAGGCATCAAGCACAGAGGAAGCCGACCTGTTGTTGATGACCAACACTGATGACGGCACCATGGCGGTGTTCAGCATCATGCGCAGCCAGCAGGTGACCAGCCCATCTGAGTTCATCACAGATGGCTCCTACATTGATGTGGGTGTGGATGTAAACGCCATCTATGTGGTGACCAAGCGCACGTTCAACAGCGTTGACAGGTACTTCATTGAGCTCTTTGGCTACGAGTATTTCACCGACTGCGCGTTTGTTGGTGCCTCTGCGGGTGGTGTCGGATCTGGCCTGCCGCACATTGGTAAGTCGCTCAACGTGATCTGCGATGGTTCACCACAAGGTAATGAAACTGTAAGTGCTGGTGGCGCTGTGACCTTTGACCGCGAGTCAGTGACCAGTTATGAGGTTGGCCTGCCAATCACGGTCTATGTCAAGACCATGCCTGCCGAGGTTAAGCTGCAAACCGGCAGCCGGGTGTCGTTCAAGAAGCGCATTGTGGAAATCAGCGCAGTGGTCAACGAGACTCAGAACATGATCATCAACAACCAGCCGGTAGCGTTTAGGTTATTTGACAACCCGCTGCTGGATGACCCCATACCAGAGTTCACCGGCATCAAGCGCATCAATGGCGTGCTTGGTTACAGCCGCGAGCAGTCCATTGAGGTATCCCAAGACTTGCCGGTCAAGATGAACCTGCTGGGCTTGGACTACCGAGTAGCTGTTTTCTCAGGGACATGACATGGCAATAACAACAGGACAAGCGCTTGGAATTGCAGGAGTAATTGGAGCCTACGGTGAATCGCAGGCGCAAAAAGCCGCAGCCATCAATCAGCAGACAAGCTACCTGCTGCAGGCGCGTGACACATTGGCGGTGGCTGAAGTTCGCGCAGATATGTCTGAGCAGTACTCCACGATCCAAGCTGGACGCACGATCAAGAAGGCTGAGCTTGAAGCACAGAACTACCAAATTGCTGGTAACTCATTATTGAAAAACATGAGGGCAACAAACGCAGCTATCCGCGCAAGAGCTGCTGCAAGCGGCGTTGTGCTGGGAGAGGGATCTGTGCAGGCTGTGCAGCGTGAGAACGTGGCCGCAACCATGCGTGATGTTGGCATTGCTGACCTTAACGCGCTGACTGCGCGGGTGCTGGGCTTTGAGGATGCCAGCGCCATGTTGGAGTCCACCGACTATCAGAACATGCTGAACTTGTACAGCGCAAGAAGCCAAGCTGGCCAGCTCACCTTTGCTGGCTCTTCTGCTCGCAAGACTGGCGGCATTCTTGCCAACGCAACTTTGCTTAGAGCTGGCACTGAATACTTGAAGGTGAGATAAGCATGGCAACGCAACGAATTGAATCAGGACAAATACAACTGCGTGGAGCTGGCGGTGTGCCCATGGTGCAAGCGCAGCAGCAGCAGGTTGACTACATTGGACCGCGTGTTGCTGCTCAAGGTGCCAGCCAGCTTGCGCAGATTCTTGATCGCATGAGCGCCAGCGCATTTCAGACTGCCGGCCCAATGCGCCAGCAAGAAGGCTTGCAGTTTGCTGCACAGAACCCGTTGACCACGGTACAAATTGATGCTGCAAAAGGCGGTAGTACCTTTGGCTTGGGAGCCAACCCAACTGAATCTATCAGTACTGGCTCTCTTAATTTCTTTGACCAAGCTGTGGCCAAGGCTCGCAGCCTTGAGCTATCTGGACACTTTGAGATTGAAGGCCGCAATGAGTTAGTAAAGCTGTTGTCTCAGGTTGAGGCAGGTCAAATTGACTCTGCCCAAGTCGCAGCAAAAGTTCAGACTATGTCTGATGGTTACTCAAAGTCTTTGGCAAAGATTGACCCAGAGGCATCAATCAAGTTCCGCGCAACCATGGCCACGCATGGAAACACCGTGCTTAATGCTGCATACAAGGCAGAGCTTGACCGCGCCAAATCACAACGCATTGCCAAGTTTGACTCTGATTTTGACAACACCATACGGCTGCTTGAGCAAACAATTTCTCAGGGAAGTTGGACTGATGCCAATGGACAGCAGCGTTCCATTGATGAGCTGGCTGATGTCTTTCGTAAGAACGTGCTGAACCAGTCTTTGCTGTTGGGCGATAAGGCATTGCAGATTGAGTACAGCACCAAGTTTGAAGCAGCGCTGCGCACAGGCAAAATAAATTCTGTGACCAAGGCTTTGATTACTGATGCAAACATGGTTGACCCAGATCTGACTCTTAAAAATCTTAGGAGCGGCCAACTTGGCAACATGAGCCCTGTGCTGCAAGATCTGATCAAGAATGACTTTGATGCTGTGGCCAAGGTGACCGCCAACTTTATGGTGGCCGTCAACTATAAGAAGTCAATTGCAGATGCCAAGATTGCAGATGCCAAGCGAGCTGGTGAAGCTGAAGCCATCAACTTGTTGGAACAGATCTTTCCACTGCCAGATGGTAGTCCCAAGAAGCAGCAGCTCATTACCCAGCTCAACGCTTTACCACCAGGATCTGTACCTGTTGGCATCCTCAAGGATTTGCTGGAACCTAAACCACCAAAGGAAGCAGAGTCTAATCAGGCTTTAAATTTCAATTTACTTTCTGGTATTTACAACAACACCATCACAAATCCAAATCAGATTTGGAGTCTGGTTGGTAAAGGTCTTACTGGAAAAGACGCTGTATCCGCGCTTAAATTGTTGAACGCTGAAGACCGGCGCGATAGTTCAGAGCTTAGTCGTGGTATCTCTACGCTTGCTGGCATCCCTGTCATACCGGGCGGCGTAGTGGCGATTGACCGTGAGGGTGACGAGTTTAAGCGCCGCATGCGGTTGGAATCGCAGTCTTTACAGATCCAAGCCGAAGCAGCTGCTGAAGGCAAGGTACTGACACCGAGACAGATCTTGAGCAAGTTAGAAGACAGCGTCGCCAAGACTCGCAACACTGAGGCAGCCAAAGCAGCGCAAAACTCTTTGAAGGTGTTTGAAGCGCAAGAGTGGGTCAACGGGCCAATTAACAACAACACACTGCCAGCGCTGGAGCGCAAAGCTGGCACTGACAAGAAAAAGTTGCAAGACTTAAAGCGCATTAAACAATTGTTGCGTCAAGCGAATGGAGAGCAGTAATGGCCTACAGTCCAATTGAAGACAAGTACCTTTCTGCTTTAACCGCGTTTCAATTTCCTGACATGCCGGTTGAGCCTGTGTCGGCTGACATGCCAGAGCAGACCATGCCCGGCAGACAAGAAGGTGATGTGATGCTGGCCATGGGCGGCAGCGGTGCAGGCAAAGGTCGCACAAGCCGTCCGATGACCGACATACCAACAGCTCTGTTAGATCTTGGTGCTGGCGGTTTGCGTGGTGCGGCAACTCAAACACTTGGTCTGCCGGGTGATATACAAATGCTTTACAACGGGATTAAGTCTGTTTTTAACAGACCAGAAGATCAAAGCAGATTAGAGGCATTTGCCAAAGGGTTGGAAGAGGGAACACTGTTTCAGTCAACTGAGCAGATTGGCAAGCAAAATGAATTCCGAATTCCCGGCACTGGCTTGGCAATTCCAATGCCGCCTGTTATTCCACCTAATGCAAAAGACGCAGCAATGCGTGCAAACACCGCAGTAGTTGGCCAAGCCTTTGGTGAACTCGCACCATTGCCCGGCGCAATTGAAGGTGGTATTGGTGCAATAAAATTTGGAGCCAAACAACTAGCACCTACAGCTGGCAAGATGATTCTTAACAGCATGGATGTGCTTGGCACTCCTGTGATGGGTGTCGTGCCATTGGAAAAATGGTCTAGTGTTACTGCAAATACAGCAGCAAAGGTTGACAAGGGTACGGTCAAGCTATCCAATAAAGTAACCAAAACTCCAGTATTGCAACTTGCGCCTGAGTATCGCGTCAAGGTAACTGGCGCATACACACCAGATGGCAAAACGCAAAACATACCCAACGCTGTCAATCCCGGCAATTATGAAGAGGCTGCGGTCAGGTTGGATGGCCTTGCTCAATCGTTTCCAGATCCGCTTGAGTCGCCAGAGCGATTTTCTGCCATGTTGGCCACGGTCTACAACTCAAACGAAGTGCCTATTCCACCACGCTGGATGATTGAGCATGCCAACGATATGCCCAAATGGTCGAACTGGTTTGGCCAGATGACCAAGGGTCAATTGGATGAAGCCAATCGTGGCTTTGCGGTGGTAGATAAATTTAAGCAAATCTATACCGACGGCACGGCAAGCCCTGAGACTACAGGCCGTTTGATGATGTGGGCCATGCTGTCGCGCCGTGCGTCTGCATACCCTCATGAATCAGGATTCCTTGATCTGGCTGAGTCAATGACCCCATTGATTCAAAAGGCGCTGCGTGGCGAATATGGCCAAGCTGACATTGATGCTGGCCTACAGGTAATCAAGCAATCAATTCCTTCTGGCAGCCCCGGCAACATGGTGACATCCAATGCCAACGACTTCTTGCGCACATTCTTGCCTAAGATGTCAGAGAAGCTGCCGGATGGTCGTACCAAGTTGCAGGCCTTGCATGACATGATCGCGGATCCCAATATGACTGGGCCACAGATTCGCCGTGCTTTCTACGGTCTGGCCCAAGATGTCGGCATCAAGAACAAAGTACTGTCCTTTGCCTTGCTGGTGTCTGGCCGCGAAGATGTCATGGTGCTGGATCGCATCCAGATCAACCGCCTGTTTGCTGGTGGCGAAAAGATCTACGATGATGTGGCTCATTTGTTTGATGGCGGCCCCGGACTGGCCATCTATGAAGGCTTGGAGCGATCCCTTGGCGCTCGCGTCAATCAGCTCTACACCAATGTTGGACGAGCTGATCAAGCCAGCTTGGGCCGTTACCACTGGGAAAGTTGGGTACTATCATCTGGACAAGAAGTCGCACATCCAACATTGGAGACTATCGTCAAGTCGGCCAAGGGTGAGACTAACCCGTTTGCCAATGTGCCTGTCAAAGAAGGCCGCATGCATGAGCGTGCGTTTGGCATCAGCTACGAGCGCACACCAGAGGGTGGCAACAAGTTTGTGTTTCCAACGTCCAAGGGTGATGATTACGAATTTACCAAGCCGGGACTTGATGCTCTTTTTGAGCAGGTCATGGACAAGAAAAACGGCATCATCCCCGCAGACTTTCCGGGTGTAAAATACTTCAGCAAAGACACGCTACCTGATGGCAGCACAAACCCGTACTTCGGAAAACCGTGGTACTCATGGCCGGGAGTCAACCGTGATCGAATCGACGAACTTGCCGCAACCTTCGGCACCAAACTCAATACCGCCAGCGGAGCTGGATCTCTGGAAGCAGCTGGTGCAAGCCAAGCTACCGGCAGATCTGTCGGAGCCAAAAGACCTCCAGCCGCAAAACGAGCAAGCGTAAAACGGGGCGGTGCCGCTCCAACCTCTGGAGCTGAATAATGGCCATTCAAAAAAGCCCTCTTGAACAACGACTTGGCCAGATCCTGCCCGATGTGGCACCAAGCACACCAGCCGAAGATATCCCATTAGAACCAATGCCCGGCGCTGACCAAGCTGGTGACACTGAGATGCCATTGACTGCCGAACCCGGCACACCAAGCATGGATGAAGGCATCCAAGTAGCTGGCCCCGTTGATGCCGCCATCCGCAAGCTGATTACCCGGCAGGCCACCAAGGCCGAGCGCAACTTGGTGCCAGAAGCCGCACGCATGCCAGAAGGCCAGCTGCCAGAAGCAGCCAAGGCTGGCCGGTTCAAGCTGATCCCAGAAGCTGATCAAGTATTGACAGACGAGGTTGGCCGTGCTGTCAGTCGCCGTCA